TGATCCCCAACCTGATCTGTTGGTGCTTTCTATGTGTCTCAATAGTCCCCAACTTCTGTGGCTAACCGAATAGTTTATTGCTGGACTTGTGCCGTCTGCTCTTGTGAATGTTTGTGTGCCTGTGGCAAGACCAGCAGGACTTTTGTCAAATCTACCTGTGTAAGTTGATTCTGAGATTGTGATATCTCTATCTAAAACTGATTGTGGCATAACCTGTTGCACACGATCATCAGCGGCAACCGTTTGTGCTTCTTCCATTGTGAGCATATAGCCTGTGGTTCTTGAAGTTGGTCGTCTGTCCTCACAAGCAACACTCCTATCTGGAATATGTAGAGCACCACCTGGTGTTTCCATATCCTCATAAAAAGCATCAATGTCTTCACCTTTTTTCAGTGTGACTTGGAATAACTCCATTTTACGCCTCCAGTTGTAGTATGTTTAGATCTACTTGCACAGTGCTTGTGCTGCCGCTCTTGTTTGTTACCCTAGTAGATATAGTTGTTGTTACTGGACTTTCTAAGTTGAATCCATAAGCACCTGGGCTTATAATAACTGTGTCAGCACCTGTGGTAATAACTTCTGCAATAAGTCCTGCGTCTGATGTAGGATCAACGCCTTCTGCTCTGCTTGCATCTGCGAGTCTAGTTGCGTCACTAACATACAATCTTACACGAGCTGCTCTGTCTGTTGTTATAGTCAGTAGTGCGTATGATTTGAATCCTGTGATGTCTAAGTCTGCTTCATCACCATCTGCCAAACTACCAGTTGTGCCTGTTGCTGTGCTTCTGCTTTGTAATCCTGAGCCGCCACCGCCTGATAAACCAGTTACAGTTACACCAGTAAAGTCTACTGTAGAACCCGATTCAAAATCTACGTCAGCATTAAAATTTGTAACACTATTCATTTCAATTGAACCAGTGCCACTTCCAATTGCTACACCTGCACCGTCAATGGTTCCAACTTTTACTACGCCACCTTGTGCGCCACCTGAGCCAGCATCTAATATTAAATCACCGCCTATACTGTTTACTGCTGATGTACTGCCGCCTTTAACTGTAAGTACAGTACCAGGATCAAGTGTTGTAGAACTAGCAGGCTGTACTGATTCAGTAATAATATCACCAGTCACATCACCGTAATACATTGCTGTGCCTACACCAGCATCTACATCAAGGATAAGTGTTAAGCCATCTGCTTGTTTAACATCACCGTGTACTTCGCCCATTACATTACCAGCAAATGTAGCCGCTGAAATGTCTAACACTACACTTGTTGCTGGATTTGCTGGATCACTTACTACATCACCGTAATACCATGCCGAGTCTGCTACAGTACCTGCATCTAATACTTTTGAATTTGCAGTGTCTGCTAAATCCCATGCAATAAGATTTGATGCACTACTTCCACTTCCAGTTTGATCAGCAACCCATGCATAATCTGCTCCATCCCAACTTAGTATTTGGTTAGCAGTTGCGGTACCGGTGTTTAGATGTGTATCTACATCACTGTCATTATAACTTGTGTATGTGTTTGTGTCCACTGAATAATTACCTGCGCCGTCTGTTGTCATAAATCCAGCACTGGTAAAATCGCCGTCTACAAGTACATCAGCATGTGAAGTTTCGCTAGTTAAGAAACTGCTTAAATCAGGTGGTGTATATGTAAACACACCTGTTGCGTTATCATAAGTTAAATTAGCATTACCGGCGGCATCTACAGTAACACTTAAATCTGTTAGTGTAATACCACCACCACCACCGCCGACAATATCGCTCAAAAATGCAACTGTTCCGCTAGCGTTTTGGAATGTAATTGTGTTGTCTTGTGTTGGATCTACAACTTGCAATCTTGTTTCAAATGCATTGTTTGTGCTGCCTTCGAACTCGATATTGCCTTGTGTTCTCAGTGATGTGTCACTGCTGATTGTGCCTGTTGATGTTACTGAGTCAGTAACAACACCTCCAACTGTGATTGTATTTGTTGTGGTACTGCCTCTAGATGTGACTACATTTAAGTCGTCTAGGTCAACACCTGTACCTGCTGGATTAGCATCAACCCATTGACTTTGTACACCATCGTTGTAGTAAATTCTCAGTTTACCAACATCGCTTTCCCACCAAAGATCACCTTCTACAGGAGTAGCAGGCGGAACATCACTTACAGTGACCACCGCAGTACTTCTGGGAACAAAACTTTGTAGTGCTTCGTCCCACGCCAAGACTTTGTTCTGACCATTTGAACCGTCTAGTGTGATGCTATTAAAGTCTACATCGCTTAACTCACTGATACTGGATATACTTAAATCACCGCCAGCAGAACCTCCAGTGCCTGACGGTGCAGCATCTACCCACACATTGTTGTAATAGATTCTAAGTTTACCTACATCACTTTCCCACCACAAGTCGCCTTGTACTGGTGTACCAGGAGCATCATCGCTCACAGTAACGTTACTGCCGCCACCGCCTGCACCTGTCGGACTAGCATCTACCCACTGACTTCCGCCTGTGTCTGTATAGTATATTCTCAGTCTACCAACATCACTTTGCCACCAAAGGTCTCCAGCTTCTGGAGTTATTGGTGCGCTGTCTCCTATTGATACACTAGCACTTACACTGCCAAGGTCAACACTATTTCCGTTGCTTATACTAAGTGTAGTTCCGTTTAGTGTTAGTGTCTGTTTGTCTGTATCTGTAGTTTCTAACACATTCAAGCGACTATTCAAATCAGTAAAGTTGTTGTCCAACTCTTGAAATGTTAATTCGCTTCCTTTATCTAATCTTAATGTTATGGTCATGTCTTTTTCCTAAGATTTATTCCTCTGTATATCCGTCCTCAACATATCCAGTCGTTGCATAGCCGCCACCAACTAATCCATTGTCTGGTTTTGGTAGTACTACTTGACTCATTCCTTGTTGTTCTACATACTCTCTGTTATCAAATATTGCTGTGTTTTCATTAAAGATATAATCACTAGCATTGTAAGTTTTGTCTGTCCATGTTTGTTCTGCAATATTATCATACAGTCTATGCCATTTTGTTCCTCTGCGAACAAACAATCTGTTCGGACTGAAATCTGTTCTAATAAAGTAATCGCCGTCGTTGGGATTATTTGGAAATTGATCGCCTGTTGGTATAGTTTCGCCATATTTCCAGTTGTTGTCTTTGTTTACTATTCCTCCGCTGGTAGCATGATCATACCCAAACAAGTGATCCACCATGCTTGTACCATTTGGATCTTCAGCATCTGCGGCTGCAACAATTGCATCACTGATGTTGTATTCTGCTTTGTATGTGCTGACGTCATTTTTAAGACTGTTAGCATCGCTACCGTCGCCAAGTATATCGTAGTATTCCTGGCTGTCTGTTAGAGGACTTAGTTTTACACGCCAAATGTGTGGATACCAAGTTTGGCTGAATCCTTCTGCACCTCTGTTTGCATCATTAACAACATAATATTTGTTAATTGCACTTTTTTCTGCGTTGAGTAGCAGTGCATCTCTGAGGTGTGGTAGCTCTAGTACATCACCAGGCATGAGCTTTCTGCCCATTACTTCTACCATTTCGTTCATGTGAAATGTCATGTACAACATGTCATTGCTGAGAAAAAGTCCAAACTGTGTTAGATCAAAGTCTGTGTCTTGAACATTATATACGCCACGTAGTTCGTACACATCAGGATCGTATTTGCGATCTCTGTTTTCCATGAACAACAAGTCTTGAACTTTTGTCTCATTTAATATGCCATCTATGTTTATAAATTCTCCACTAAGTGGATCAACTTCTCTGCCATCCACATAGTTAGGTTGACTTGGATCATTTTTATCACCAAGGTTTGCTGGGCCGACGTACTTGTGTACATGTACACCTGTACCGCCGATGCTGAATTGTTCACGAATGCTGCGATCCATGAAGTGATAATCGTTTGTTTTGGTTGGTTTATATAAACTTAAACGTGGCATATGTATATTTAGCTGTTAATCGCTACTTGACAAACTGTAAAAAGGTGTTACTATAAGTATGTAACAGTTTGGAGATCATCATGGCTAAGAGTGTAGTTAAACGCAAAAAACCAAGAGCAACACGTAGAGCAAATGCGTGGGATCAGTTGCCAATGAACAAAGGTTGGCATGCTGTGCAGTATCATATCCACTATTTGATTGAAGCAAAAGAATGGCTTAACAAAGTCAAGTCTTATATCAAAAAGAATTATGACAAAACAACAGTTAGCAATATCAACAAACTTCCGGACTGGAAAATTGGCGGTAAAAGTCATTGGGCAACTGCCGCTCATTTTGAAGAAAATGCACCTGACCAGGTAATTCCTGATTATAAAGGAGCTCTTGACCGCTGGATCAAAGAACTTGCTGAAGAAGGTGCTCAAATAGTAGAGCTTAAAAAAGCTGAAGAGAAAACTAAAAAGAAACCATATGTGCCTACTATTCAAGAACGTCTTGAAGAAGCAACCATTGACAAACTAGAAGAACTGGACAACTGGTTAGATGATTGGATGCGTGACAGCAAAAAGAATCCGTTGATAAAATGTAATCCATTAAACTATTTTAAAAAACAAGAAATGAATCTAGGACACTTGCGGTTTGTAGATCAGTTTTATCGAGGTCAGTATGAAGAACTGCAAGAACTAAATGATCTTCCTCCTGCTAAAAAGCAAGACGATATGCAACAACAACTTGCAGAAGGTTACAATACCTACAGTAAAAAAGAAATCAAAGAACTAACAGATTTCTACAAACGTATGTTTGATGGCATTGAAATTATCAAAGCAGAGAAAAAACAAACTCGTGCAGTGCGCAAACCCAAACAAAAAAGTGCAGCAGAGTTGGTCAAAAAGCTCAAGTTCAAACCCAGTGACGGAGATTTTGGACTCAGCAGTATTCCTCCAGCAGATATCATTGATGCAACTGCATTGGTAGTGTTCAACACAAAGAATCGCAAACTGGGCATTTATTATGCACAAGAACACACAGGTTTCAAAGTTAAAGGAACTACACTACAGTTTTATGACGAGAATCGCAGTTTGCAAAAAACAGTGCGTAAGCCCGATGAAGTGCTGCCTAATTGGAAAAAAGTTACTAAACACAAACTCAAAGCACAGTTTGGATATCTTAAAACCACTGAGACAAAACTCAACGGCAGATTCAATGCTGACACTATCATCTTAAAAGCATTCAAGTAATAAATACTTGTATGGCATTAAAAGATGATTTGATCAAAGAAATAGAACTAAGACTAGGTGGACAGATGGTTGACGTAGAACTCGACCCTGAACACTATGACTTGGCTATCAAAAAAAGTTTAGAAAAGTATAGACAGCGTAGTGAAAACAGCGTTGAAGAAAGTTTTGTACCACTAGAGCTCAAAGTAGAAGTCACTGAGTATACGTTAGCAGACGAAATTATTGACGTCATGGACATATACAGACGCAGTAGCGGAACACTAAATGCTGGCAGTGGAGGTGATATTGAACCATTTGAAACTGCATACTTAAACAACTATTTGTTAAACAGTGGCAGAGCAGGAGGCATGGCAACATTTGATGCTCTTGCACAACACAGAGAAACACTAGGACGCTTGTTTGGAGAAAATATTACATTTACTTGGAACACTGTAACTAAAAAACTTTTCATTCACAGAAAGATCAAAGCAGATGACACAGTATATCTTCACACATATAAGTTGAGAAGTGATGAAGAACTTCTTAAAGATCCTTATTGTTCACCTTGGATCAAAGACTATGCACTAGCTCATAGTAAACTGATGCTAGCAGAAGCACGTGGTAAGTTTAACACTATTGCAGGCCCGCAAGGTGGTACTAGTTTAAATGCCGATGCATTGCGAAGCGATGCACAAATGTCCATTGACAAACTAGAAGATGATCTCAAATATTATGCAGAAGGACAAGCTGGTCTTGGAGTAATTATAGGTTGACAAACGGGCCAGATCCAATTATTATCTAAGTATGAAATTAAAATTGTTGGTAATTGGTCATGGACGCCATGGCAAAGATACTGTCTGCGAAATACTCAGAGACAAGTATGGTTATAGTTTTGAAAGTAGCAGTAAGTTTTGCAGTAAATTGTTTATCTACAATGATCTAAAAGACAAATACGGTTATAAAGACGAAGAAGAGTGTTATGCTGATAGGCATAATCACAGACAAGAATGGTATGAAGCTATCTGCGATTACAATGTTCCAGATCCTGCTAAACTTGGCAGAGAAATGTTTCGAGAATACGATATCTATTGTGGACTGCGCAACAAAAAAGAATTTCATGCTATGAAAAACACCGGTGTATTTGACTATTGTATTTGGGTTGACCGTAGCGATCATCTTCCTCCTGAAAGTAAAAACAGTATGAGTCTTGAACAATGGATGTCAGACTATACTATTTGTAATAATGGCACATTGGAAGATTTAGAATTCAATGTACATGCTCTCATCAGTCATATTGATAGTTACAGTGCTAGTTAATTAAGTACTAGGTTAACTATCATATCCCCCCTGATATATAGCCTTTCTGGTAAATATTACTAGCAAATACTTTTATCAGAGGAGCAAAATTATGGCATTAGTATCTCCAGGTGTAGAGGTTCAAGTTGTAGATGAAAGTGCATACGGTGCCCCGGGTGCCGGCACAGTACCACTACTATTGATCGCTACACGTACAGACAAAGAAGATCCTACTGGCAGTGAAGCAGACGGTATTGCTAAGTACACTAAGGCAGCGCAAGCAGGTAAACCTATTAAAGTTACCAGTCAGCGTGAACTTACACAGTACTACGGTAATCCAACCTTCACAGAAAATACCAGCGGACTTATTATACAAGGCAGCGAGACCAGCGAATACGGTCTTATGGCTGCATACAGTTATCTAGGACAAGGCAACACAGCATATATTGTTCGTGCAAACGTTGACCTAAATCAACTAAACTCAACAACAGTTGAACCAACAGCACCTTATGCAACAGGCAACGGTGTTTGGTTAGACACAGATTATTCAAAATATGGTATTCATCAATGGGATAGTGTAAACAACAGTTGGGAAAATGTAGTACCAGCAGTTGAAGTAAACTCGACCGGCACACAAACCGACATTGATGGTGACGTTGCATTCGCACCAACAACAGCGGCAAGTGCAGCAACAGATGGAACATTCTTAGTTGTAGTACACACAGACAACGAAACAGCAATCACAACAGATAGACAAATGAGTTTGCAGTTTTTCTACGGTGTAGGCGGCGCTTGGGAACTTATGGATCAAAACACAGGTCTAACAACAGGCGAAGCAGTAACATATGATCGTCACTACAACGAACCAGTTGCTCCTAGCAATGGCGATATTTGGGTTAAACTAACAAGCCCAGGTAACGGTATGGACTTAGATTTCTGGCGTTATGACAATGCAGTTGCACGTTTTAACGGTGTAGCAGTTCAAGGTGTTACAACAACACAAGCTGACGGTTTAGCTGCCATAGGTGATTATGTACCAGCAGACGGTTCTAGTGTAACACCATTAACAACTAGTACAGCTTCAGTTGGTAGTTTATTGATTGACCAACAAGCTGATACACGAGCAACATTGATCATCAGAGAAGTACTAACAGGCGGCGCTCCTGGTGTTCTTGCTACAACAGATGTACAAGCACAAGCTGCCCAGCCTACTGCAACCGCAGCAGATGGCACTTATTGGTTTGACAACGATATTGACACACTAGACGTATACAAAGTAGACGGTTCTAACTATGTGTCAGTTAACGATGTGGTTACTTACAGTCAAACAGCTCCTAATGCACCAAGTGCAGGAGATATTTGGATTGACACACTTCAAGCAGGTGAAAACCAAGCTAACGAAAGAGATTATCCAAAAATTTATAGACGTAACTCAGCTAACAGTGCATGGATTAAACATGATAATACAGATCAAAGCACAAGCCAAGGTGTATTGTTTGCAAACATTACTGATGATGCTCGCAACTCGCTTGGTGGTAATGCTACAAGAATTACAGGTTCTCCAGATCCGTTAGTTTATCCAAACGAAATGGTTGTTATTAACATGGCGCAAAGTAGAAATACAGTGCGTGAATGGAATGCAACAGTAGCAAATACTACAGGTGGAACAGGTGCATGGAGAAATGCTGCACCAAATCATGCAGACGGTAGCGGACGTTTTGGACGTTTTGCGCAGCGTGGTGTTATTGCTACAGCGATGCAAGCTGCGGCAGCAAATACAGATCTCAGAGATCCAACACTGCGTTTTAGCTTAATTGCAGCGCCAAACTTCCCAGAGTTGACAGACGAAATGGTAACATTGAACAGTGACAGAGGCGAAACAGCCTTTATCATTCTTGACAGTCCACTTCGTAAAGATCCAACTGACATTATCAACTGGGTACAAAACAGCAACAATGCTAGT